CGTAGAGAGTTGTACTATCAGAAGGACGATACCCTAAAGAGGTATTTTAAAGATGGCTATGGTACAAATCAGATACCTCTAAAAGAACTAACACATTACTTATCGTGTGACCTAAAAACAACTGCAGCTTTGTATAAAGCTACTGAGGTGGACTATAACGCACCTGAGTCAAAGTCCTTACACACTATCCGGGATATCACGTTCAACGTTTGTAAGACACTTACTCGTATCTATATGAATGGCATCAAGATAGATCAGGATGCTTTAGATGTGGTGCAACAAGAGTTTGAAAAAGAGAAAGCAGAGATAGAAGAAAGGCTGCAGAAGAAAACAAGAGAACTTATGGGTGACACACCTATCAATCTTAATAGTCCAGAGCAGTCATCTCAGGTACTGTTTAGTAGAAAGGTAAACAACAAAAAGGAATGGGCAGATCTGTTTGAATATACTTCTACTGTTGAAGAGTACAAAGATGCAGTAAACAAAAACAGTACCCTGTTACGTAAGACTAAGGCTTTCACTTGTCCTACATGTGATGGAGAAGGCAAGGCTTTCAAGAAGAAGAAAGATGGTTCACGATATAGCAAAGCTAACAAGTGTAAGGACTGTGATGCACGAGGCTACCAGCTACAGCAGACAAACGAGATGGCGGGCTTAGGTTTCTTCCCACCTAGTAAGTCATGGGTTAGTGCCAATGGTTTCAGTACAGGAAAGGATAACATGGATGCACTTATTGCAACGGCTAAAACAAATAACATGGAAAGTGCAGTATCTTTTCTTTCAGATCTTAAGCGGCTTAGCGCTATCAGTTCTTACCTTTCTAGTTTTGTTGATGGCATACGTACTTATACTAAGCCTGATGGATTCCTTCATGTCGGTCTTACCCAGCACATAACTTCTACGGGCAGGTTCAGTGGGCGTAACCCTAACATGCAGAACATGCCACGAGGTAATACATTCCCAGTTAAACGTGTCTTTGTTTCACGTTGGGACGGCGGGAGCGTTATGGAAGCAGACTTTGCCCAGCTTGAATTTAGGGCGGCTGCATTCCTGTCTCAAGATAAGGTAGCTATGGAAGAGATTGCCACAGGGTTTGACGTACACGCTTACACTGCAAAGGTTATCACTGATGCAGGTCAACCTACAGGCAGACAAGAAGCTAAGGCTCACACATTCGCCCCTCTCTTTGGCGCTAGTGGGTATGGCAGGAGTAAGGCAGAAGCTGCATACTATACGCACTTCAACGAGAAGTACAAAGGTATAGCTGCATGGCATAAGAAGTTAGGAGATGAGGCAGTTCGCTACCAGAAGATAACCAATGTGTCAGGCCGACAGTATGCTTTCCCTAATACAGAGAGACGTATGAATGGCACACCTACTAATTTTACTACCATAAAAAACTATCCAGTGCAGGGCTTTGCTACAGGGGATGTCACTCCTGTCATTCTTATGGAGCTAGAGCACAGACTTATGCCCTTACAATCTAAGGTTGTGAATACAGTGCATGACTCAATGGTGGTAGATGTACATCCAGAGGAGACAGATTATGTAATACAAATGATAACAGATCTTAACAAGGACTTAGACAAAATTATATATGAAGCCTATGGCGTAGAAATGAATGTGCCTATGTTATTAGAAGCCAAGATTGGTCCTAATTGGCTTGACACAAAAGACGTTTAATGATATAACTTCACTTCCAACAAACTCAACAAAGGAAAATAAATATGAGTACATCAGTAGCACTATCCGTAGATGGTATGTCTTTATCAGAGGCAATGGGAATGTCATCTACACCCACCGCATCCACTCTAGCTCGTGTAGCACAGGTGCACAATCCTATCACCGTATCTATTGGTGATGACGAGAAGATCACTGTACCTGTAGGTGCATTCAAAGTAACCATGCCTGACGGTGAAGTTGTCTATACTCGCAAGGCATCCATTCGTGTGTTTGCACAGCGTCAGCAGTGGCAGCGTTGGGATTCAGCATCCGAGACAATGAACAAAAGTCTCATGTCTAATAGCTTGAATGGGGATCTAAAAGATACCACAGGTAAGTTCAACTTGGGCCGACCTAGTGGTTACATTGAAGACTTCCAATCTCTACCAGAGGCTACAAAAAATCTTATTCGCAGCATCAAACGTGTAAAGGTTACACTTGGTATGATTATTCTGGACAATCCAATGGACTATTCGGGTAATCCTTTACAAGGTTATGAGGATGAGATTCCGTTTGTGATGGACATCAAGAATACAGAGAGCATGAAGTCCTTAGATAATGCGCTAAGTAAGATCATGTCTAAGAAGCTCACTCCAGTAGAGCATACTGTTGCACTGTCTAGTGCTAAGCGTGAGTTGCCTACAGGTGCTAAGTATGCTGTACTAGTGGCTGATCTAGGAAGCAAGGTAAACTTTCAAGAGCAGGACAGTGCTACACTACAGGACTTCTTGAACTGGGTAGAGTATTCCAACAGTTATGTATCTCAGAAGTGGCAGGAGAATAGTTCATCTGCACTAAGTGCCAGTGATGCAGATCTTGTTTCTTCAATCGTAGAAGTGCAAGAAGCAGAGTAATGATGCACCCCGCAGAACTGTCCGTACATTCGTACCTACGCAAAGCCTTAGATGGTGATGCAGGTATGTCTAAAGAAAACATTGAAGCCATAGTAGCAGACGTTGCTAAGGCTTTAGAGAAGCAGTTTAATGGCGGGCCAAGAGATGCATTTAAACTTAGGATGTCTAATATCGGGCGTCCTAAGTGCCAACTCTGGTTTGAAAAGAATGACCCTGAGACAGAGGAGCATAAGCCTACATCATTCCTACTACAGATGATGCTAGGTGATTTTGTTGAGGCGTTATTCAAAGGTCTGCTTCGTGAAGCTGGTGTTAAGTTTAAAGACAATGACAAGGTGACATTGAATTTAGGTGAAGGTAAAGATATCAAGGGTGAGTTTGATATGATACTGGACAATAAGCTTGATGATGTTAAGTCTGCATCGCCTTGGTCTTACACTAACAAGTTCACTAACTTTGAAACACTCGCCCAAGGAGATTCGTTTGGGTATGTACCTCAACTTGTTGGTTATGCTAAGGCAGCTAACGTAGGTGTAGGCGGTTGGTGGGTTGTCAACAAATCCAACGGCGAGTTTAAATACGTATCAGCAGAAGGCGTCAATGAAGATAAAGTAATAGAGGACATAGAAGTAACCTATGATTACATTAATAATGATGAACCTTTTGAGCGCTGCTTTGGGGCAGTACCAGAAACGTATAGAAAGAAACCATCAGGTAACATGAAGTTAAACTCTGCTTGTAGGTTCTGTTCGCATAAGCGTAAGTGCTGGCCTACTATGCAGACCTTACCATCTAAGGTCTACTCAGGAAACAAAGAAGCGCCCCTAGTCGATTACATCTTATAGAAAGGAAAGACATGACTAAGCTAACCCTAGACGATAAAGAATATGATATCGAAGACATGACAGAGGAACAGAAGGAGATTCTAAACATACTAAACTTAGGCTCCAATGCATCTGCTCTCTTGAATCACATTACGCAATGTGTACAGGCTGTACAGCAGATGAAAACAAACGAGTTAAAATCTTCTTTGGAACCTGATAATGCCACCGAAGAAGAAACCTAGAAGGCATAACTCAAGAAAGTATCGCAGCGGCTTAGAGAAAGAAGTCGCTGCATTCTTGAGTAGTAATCAGAAGTCGGTAAGGTACGAGAAACTAAAGATAGAATGGGAAGACTTTAGATACAGAACTTATACCCCTGACTTTGTGTTGGACAACAACATAATAATTGAAACCAAAGGTATCTTTGATAGTGAAGATAGACGCAAACACTTGGAGATAAAAAAGCAACACCCTCACCTAGACATTAGGTTTGTATTTAGTAACTCAAGATCTAAGCTTTACAAAGGAGCTAAAACAATGTATCAGGAATGGTGCGACAAGAATAATTTTAAATGGGCGCACAGAGTTATCCCGGAAGAATGGTTAAAAGAAGATCCTACTACTGAAATAAACTTAGATAAGATTACTGTACAAAGGAAAATATAAATGGCTAGAAGAATATCCAATCAAGAAGTAGCTATCATTCTATCCCTAGATAATTCAGAAGAAGAGGATGCGTTGAGTGTAGTTACTTATGTACCCAAGGATTGTGATTTAGATAGAGATACCCTTGACGAATTACTAAACGTAACTACATTCCTTACATCCTTCCTACATTTAGCGGAGAGAAATCAAACTTTGCGAAAGCAGGTTATGGAATATAGAAACGCTTTGTTGGACATGGAGCATTTAGAAGATATGGATTTTATAGAAGAGGAAGAAGGTTTACCACCCGTAGATGTAAAGACTACCAATGGTAAGGTCATACGATTAGATGCATGGACAAAGACAAAAGGAAATGCTTGATGTCAAAACAGTTTGATCCTGTTAATAGCCCGCCGCACTACACAATAGGAAATGGAGTGGAGTGTATTGAGTATATCAAACAAG